CTGGCATCGCATCCGACTCCCATATCAACTCGGTCCGCGTCGGCAAGGGCGCGGCCGGGACGAATATCACGGTGGTCGGCGCGAATACGGGAAGCCAACTGACGAGCGCAGCCGAGGGCTGCACGATAGTCGGATACCAAGCAGGATTTTGGAACTCGTCAGGCGACGGAAACACATCGCTCGGTCAGAACTGTCTGCTCAACACCCGGACGGGATCGTGGAACTCCGGATTCGGCATCAATGCGCTCTACACAAACCAGTCCGGCAGCCACAACTCGACGCTGGGCCTCGAGGGGCTGTATTCCGTCACCCACTCCTACAACACGTCGGTGGGCTCGACGGCCGGCTACGCGCTGACTGGGAGCGGCAGCGAGCACAACGTGGTCATCGGGTACGCCGCAGCCCGGTACCACAGCAACGGCAGCACCGCGCTGACCACTGCCGGCAGTTGCGTCTACATCGGGTCGCAGGTCAGGGGCCTGAACAACTCGGACAGCAACTCCATCGTCATCGGAGCAAGCGCCATCGGGGACGGCGCCAATACGACCGTGCTGGGAACCTCGAGCACGACGCAAACGAAGCTGCACGGGACAGCCACCAGCGTTGGGATCATCAGCGGTGACCGGCTGCGATTGGTGAACTCCAAAACACCGGCCAATTCCAGTGACACTGGGACATCAGGCGATATCTGCTGGGATGCGTCCTACCTGTACGTCTGCACGGCCACCAACACTTGGAGGAGGGTTGCACATGCCACCTGGTGACATCGATGTAGCCGCCGGGGTGGTGGCTGGGCTGGACGGCGCTGCTGTTTGGGTGGCTGACGCCCTGGGCGGCCTGCTCGAGGCCGAGATGGTCGCTCAGCAGGCACCCAAGGTCGTGGTCCACCTCGAGGTCTACCTCGAGCACGAAGCGGCTGTAGGTCATCCCAATCGCACCCAATGGGAGGCGGCGCTGACGGCCGCTAGGGAGCTGTGAAATGGCTAGCCGCCATCGTCGTCGTCGTGGCGAGCTCCTGCGCTGGTCCGAGCGAACGGATTGCGGCAAATACCACCGCCGTCCGGCAACTCGCGCACAGCAGCGGCCGACGCTTCGAGCGCATCGCCGACGAGACAACCCAAGCGGAACCGAGCCTGCCGACGATTCGCGGTGAAGCCGAGGCCGGGCAGGGTGAGCAGGCGCGTATCCTTGACGCCGTGGACCTGATCTACATGGCGTTGACAGGCGTGGAGGACCAGGTGCCCTGGTGGGTGGCCCCCCTCGTCTGGATTTGCATCGCCCTGGCCGTGCTCGGCGTCGGCTTCATCGTGTGGCACACCGGCGTCGGGCGGCTGATCAAGGGCTGGCTGGGCATCGTGACGCCGACCGAGCGCCGAGCGGCAGAACTAACCGCCAGCCTGATCGACTTGACGCCTGAGCAGGCAGTGGCCGCGGTGGCCGAGCTGCGCAGAGCTGACCCGACGTTCGACGCGGCGTTCCGGCGGGCCGCGCCGATTCGCACTCCTAGCCGGAAGAGGAAATGACCATGGCCAGTTTCATAGGTAGTTTGTGGTTTGCGCTGCTCCTGGGCGTCTGTGGCTTTGTGGCAGGCAACCTGTTCCCGCTGTCCAAATTCCGCAAGTGACGCTGGTACGCACCTGCTGCTGCGAAGGCTGCTTCGCCAACGACGACTGCCCAGTGCCGTACACCGGGCTGGGCGATTTCACGTACACGGCTTCAATAGACACCGCGGCTATTGCAGGCAATTTCTCATTGTCTGCCATCACAGATATTCAAATAAACCCGCAGGTAGCGGTTAACGCTGGATATTCGTTTGCGTACGACTATCCATATTGTTGCGATTGTATAAATCCGCCAAGTGCATCTTTCATCGAAAAATATTGGGATCGGATGGATGTGCCGATCGTTACGTCGGAAAGAACAAACTATCCCTGTTACACAGTCATTTATTCCGCCAAGCAACTGCCTTTGGTTTTGTACTCTCAAAGGTGTACAGACAACAAACGAATCACATTCAACGGATGCACCACCCCTCCGTCGACATGTCCCTGTCCCCTTCCATCTGGCGAAGATAGTCAGGATGAAACTTACTATGCTGGGCTGGTCAATCCTCCTCCACCCGGATTTGGACCTTTTGCAGGTAATTGGTCAGCAGACGTTGAACAGGCCGTAGATTTTGGGGCGCTCACCGTTGGATCGGGGCAGCTGCTCATTAGGCGAAACTCCCAATCGACGTTTCAAGTAACGCTGTCGAGCGGATCTAACGTCAACACGATGTCATACCGACATCGGGAAAACATCTGCGACGGACCGGCCATTGCTTGCGGCCCATGCACGCAGCCGGTTGGCGGCAGCGGTGGCATTCCGTGCTCCGCTGGCCGCTGCTGCTGCAGGAGCACGCTGAGGTTTACGTTCAGGGTTTCGCGTGTGGTGTATCCGATCAGTTACGTCTGGAACAGCTTTACGCACGACTTCGACCGAACGCAGGGATCGCCGTACAACTGGACGCAGAGCGTCGTCTGCATCTACGAGGGGCCAGTCGATGAACGTTTGTACCTGGTGACTGGAACCTCAGCGGTGCGCACGTTTACGTTGCTCGCGGCGTACATTTTCGATGACACCACAGGGCCATATAGGGACGTCGCGACCGTTTTCAACGACTACTGTCCCTACGATGCGGACCCATCGTTAAACGGTGTTGGTACGTCGATTGGACCGTCGGGAATCTCGCCAACGTCATTCGTGGACGACGAGTGCGAGCCGTGCGTGTCCGCAAACCCGCCGACGCCCGCGGTGCTCTCGATGGAGCAGGCCGAGCGCTTGGGCATCAAGCGCCTAATCACCGTGACGAGGACGACCCCATGAAGCGATGGCGCATGACACCGAGCGGCGAGCCTGAGGTGACCGAAGGCCCAGGGCTGGGCGACATGGTCCGAGGAGCTGTAGGCGTGGCGAAGGCCGCGCTTGGCGTGCAGGCGGCACCGGTGGCCGAGGTGCAGGCCCGCTGGGCATTCTGCCAGCAGTGCGACCAGCACGACTGCGGCCGGTGCCTAACCTGCGGCTGCTTCACTGGCGCCAAGATCCGCGTGGCCGGTGAGTCGTGCCCGCTTGGCAAGTGGGTGGCCGTCACCGTCGACACCCAGCCGCCTAAGCCGTGTTGTGGCCGAAAAAGTGGATAATCGCACCTCGGACCTATAGACAGGTGCACAGAGTGACGATATGACACGCACGCCGGAATTATCCGGCGTCAACATGGAGTCACACATGGAACGACCTGAGCCTGAAACGTTGGCCGACGACGGCCTGCCCCTGTCCGACATTGACCCGGCCACCGGCTGGATGTACGGGGAGGTGGGAGCATGAAGCGCGACAAGCCAGAAACGCTCGATGAGATCAGCCTTCGGTTCGATGAGCATGGCATGCTCAACTACACGGACCAGTTTGAGGACGACGAGGCATGCAAAGCCCTCATGCCCATTCTTCGTGTGAAGGTAAAGCCTGAGCAGTTCGGCAAGATGGTTGACGCCGCAATCAAAAACCTCGTCGTGGATGTCATGCGGTCAATGCACACCGAAAAGAAGGTGGCCGAGCATATGAATCGACGCGCTGAAATTGCGGCGAAGCAAGTGGAACAGCAGGTGCTAGAGATGTACCTGGCGGAAATGGAGAAGGCTATACGCAGCGTTGCGGCCGAGCGTTTGAAGTCGCTCCCCATCAGCGTCGTGGTTAGTGGAGGTGGAGCTTGAAGCACAGCGAGACCATCGGCGCTATCGCCAAGGCGCTTGCGGCCGCCCAGCGGTCCATCCGACCGGCGATCAAGGACGCCACCAACCCGCACTTCCGCAGCCGGTACGCCGACTTGGCGGCCATCGACGAAGCCTGCCGCCCGCATTTGGCGGCCAACGGCATCGCCATCCTGCAAGCGTCGTCGTTCTCCGACGGCTGCGCATGCTGCACGACCACGCTGGTGCACGCCGACAGCGGCGAGTGGTTCGCCGCGACCCTCAGCCTGCCCGTGGAGCGGCCGACGCCGCAGGCCATCGGCTCGGCGCTGACGTACGCCAGGCGTTACAGCCTCTCAAGCCTTGCCGCCGTTCCGGCTGGTGACGACGACGGAGAAGCTGCAGAAGGGCGGGGGGATCCGCGCCAAGCCCGAGGGGGACCTTCCCTGTCCCCTCCGGTCGTGGTGCCCCCGCCCACTGCGGTCGTCCCGTTCGACCCGCCTGCACCGTTGGCCTACGACGCCGACCTGCCCAAGGACGCTCCCGACCCGTACCCGTGCGCGTACACGCCCGAGGAGCTGCGGCCGGTGTGGCGGGCACGCGAGGGCGACGTGCCGAGCAGCCGCTCGAGGACGTACTACACCGACGCGGTCGGCAAGATCATCAGCATTCAACTGCCGGACGGGCCGAAGAAGCCCACCCGGGTCCTGCTGTGGTCGACCACCAGCCAGGGCGGCGTCTACTTCTCGTCGTTCCGGTCGTGGACCCAGCCTGAGGGGGCTGGGGCCACCATCCGGCTGACCGGAGTGACGAGCACTGAGAAGGACGGCAAGCGCTACTGGAACTTTGAGAAGGCCGAAAGGGCCACGCCAATCGACCTGGGGGACCACCATGACCTACCGTTCTGACGACGACGCACCGTCTTGGGGGGCCAACTGGCACTCCCTGCTCCGAGCCTTCCCGGCGCTCACTCGAGCGCCCGAGGCCCAGCAGCAGGGGTTCCATGAGCGGTTCAGCAAACTTGACCAGCGGCTGGTGGCGATGGCCATCGAGCGGGCCCGCGAGTCCAAGACCGGCAACACCATCACCGTCGAGTACCTGCAGAAGGGCTACGCCCGGCTTGTGCCACGGTACGACGCCGAGCAGCCGTCCATGGCGGCTCGGATCGTGTCGTACTGGTCGTTCGCGCCACGGGGCACGGGCAGGGCCGCTGGGCCGTTCCGGACGGCAAGGGAGGCCGAGAGGGCGGGCGGCCGCCCGAAGGCCCTGTGGGTCAAGCCCGGCGACGGTTCGTGGTTCGCCGACCTCGAGGACACCGAGCCGCTGCCTAGGGAGGACCAGTGTGACGCCCTGTTACACGTCGAGGCCCTGCTGTCGACGTTGCCGCGCCATGATGACAAGGGCACGTGGCACCTGACCGAGCCAGGCCATTTCCAGCAGTTTGTCGATGGTGGGCGGGCGCTCCTGGCGGCCCCCCCTAGAACCCCCCCATTGGGAGTTGAAGCACCCGAGGAGCGTGCGAGCCCTAGCGAAGCATCGTCCCGCAGGGCGCTTCATACCTCCAACACTGGGGGTTTGTCAACCCCCCCCAACGGAATTAGAGACGCAGGCGGACTGCGTCTACCGACGCACCGCCTGTCGGACGAAATGGTGGAACGATTCGCAGAAGCCATCGACCGGCGGGATGACGGATCGCCCTATGGGGCGACCGCACCCGGCGGTCGAGGAGGAGAAGCATGAAGGACAAGACAGGAGAACTGGAAGCAACCATCCGCGCCATCGAGGCCCTAGCCGACCGGGCAGTCGATCTCAGGCGGGAGAAAGACCACCTGCAGGCGCAGCTGCGCCTGCTCGAGGTCGAGAACGCCAGGCTGCGGGCTCGACTGTCCCACTACGAGACGAACGAAATCGAGCGCCGACTGGCAGACGGGACTGGCTGATGGGACGCATGCAGCGAAACAAGGGCGCCCGCGGCGAACTGGAGGCCGCCGAGATGCTGCGCAAGCATCTGGGCATCGCTGCCGAGCGGGCAGCCCGAAACGGTGTCGACGGCGCCAGCGACCTCGATACCTCGATGACATTCTGGAAATGGGAGGTGAAGAGGTACGCCCGCCTTGGCGTCGAGTCGATCATGCAGCGGGCCGAACTTGACCAGGCGGCCAGCGCCAACCGGCTGGACCACACGGCGCTCCTCATGCGCGCCGACGACTGCGAGTGGCTGATCGTGCTGCGCCTGCACGACGTGCCGCAGTTCCTGCGAGACCTCGAGATTCAACGTCTGCGGGATCCCTGATGGGCCTACCCCGCAAGTGGGATCCGATGCTGCCACCCAAGCCCGAGCCCAAGGGCAAGGGCAGGGGTAAGACGTGGCACCAGTTCAAGGAGACGCTGCGAAAGGCGCGTGGCATCTACGCTTGTGAGCAGTGCAGGGCCATGGTGGATTCGTTGGAGGGGCACCACATCGTCAGGGTGCATGACGATCCTGCGCGTGAATACGACCCGAGCAACGTTCGGTTCCTATGCCCAGTGTGCCATAAGGCGCAACACACAATAGGTAGTGGTTGATATGTATCCCCCCCCATAGGTGGGGGTACCCCCCCCTCCTTCCCCACCCGTCGCCGCCCGACAGCGTATCGCCGTATGCATTCATCCATCATTGAAACATCGACGGCATGGGCGTACGCCACCGCAGCCAGCGGCGGCGTGTCTGACGTAACTGCTGCTTCGCTGACGGCTTACGCTCGACGCGCCGAGGCAGGCGGCTACGACGGGGCGGTGGTGGACGCATTCGCTGCCACGCTGCCTGCCGACGTGGTGCTGTACCCGTACTGGGTCCCGGTGCTGGCCGACACCATCGCTAGGCGTGAGCGCTGCAGGGTGGTGTCGTTCTCGGTGCCGCGTAGCCACGGCAAGACGCTCCTGGCCGCCCTGCTGGCCGGGTGGGTCCTGAGAGACCCCGACGCCGACCGGCTCGTCGTGAGCGCCGCCACGGCCCTCTCGCAGGCCCGCCTGTCCATGGAGGCGCTGGCCAAGATCCACTGGCCTGCGGATGGCAAGACGACGCCCTGGGCGGCACGCATGAGTAACAACCAGCCGATGCTGCGCCACGGCAAGGGGAAGATGCTGCCCATCGCACGGGACGCCAAGCGGGCGGACGGCGTGACCCCGTCGCTGGTGCTGGCCGACGAGGCGGCCCGCCTGCAGGGGGACTACCTGAGTCGGTTGATGACGGCGGCCACCAAGACCACCGAGGGGCGGCTGCTGATGACGACCACGGCCGACGACGACCTCAGCCTGCCCTGGGCCGGTTGGCGGCAGGAGGCCGAGGCGCAGCTGCTGGCCGGGCGGCTGCGCGAGGACTGGGCGGTGCACCACTGGGCGTCCGATGCGGGCGCGGACATCCACGACCCTGTCCAGTGGCGCAAGGCGAACCCGCAGCTGTGGATCGAGGCCGGGCACATCACCGAGGACACCATCAGGTCGGAACTAGCGTTCCTGGGCAGCCGGTCGGACGGTGTCGAGGAGTTCCGCACCCAGCGGCTGAACCTGCCTGGCGGCAGCCTGGCAAGCGTCGGCATCGACGCGGCCGTGCTCGAGCAGGCCCGATTCGACTGGCGCCTCGAGGACGTGCGCGGGCGCCGGGCCTGGGCGTTCATCGACTTCAGCCTGGGAAGCGTGGTGGGGGCCCGCGCCGACCTGACGAGCGTGGGCGTGGTGGTCGACGGCGGGGAGTTCGGGCTGCTCCGCACCTGGTCGTTCACCTGCGGGGAACTCGGGCACATGAAGCAACAGAGGCCCTGGCTGCACGAACTGGTCCAGCAGGGGCACGTCCACCACAACGACGGGCAACTGATCGACTTTGACGCGGTCGAGGGCCTGCTGGGACAACTTGGTAGCACCCTGAACCTCGAGGCCGTAGGCGTCGACGAAGTCGGCTGGACGCAGAACTGGGTCCGGCAGGTCATGGTCGACAAACTGAACCTGCCGGTGGAGGCTCGTTCCCAGTCGATCCGGGAGCAGGCACCCGCCTGGTCGACATTCGTGGCGCTCATCCGGATGAAGGCCCTGCGCTACCACGACGACCCGGTGCTGCTGCACCAACTCCGGCATGCGACGACCAAGACCTACGACGGGGGGCTGGTCAAACTGCAGAAGCGGGACGGGCAGAACATCGACGCCCTGGTGGCCGCCTGCAACG